GAGCTGCGGAGACGGCATCGTTCATCGCCGACTCTACGTCACGGATCGCCTGCTCGACAGCATCGTACTGCTTCTTGATTGCGTCGAGCTTATCACGCTCCACGTCGTACTGCTTGGAAACCTGATCGCGTGCCGCCGTGGCTGCCTTGACGACCTGCTCCTGGCGAGCGACCGCAGCGTTAGCTCCGTCGAGTGCGTTCTGGTACTTGGTTACGTCACGCTGAGCTCCCTGCACTCCGGCCATAATCTGGTCGAAAGGAAGCTCCTTCATGGCGTTCGCAGCCTTGTCGATCGCCCGAGTGAGCGGGTCGAACTTCAGAGACTTCTCGAGGTCGAGCTCCTCGGCAGTGCGCGACAGCTTGTCGAGCTCGTCCTGCATCTTCTGCAGCTTGCTCGTCGACTCAGTGTAAGCATTCTTCTGCTGGTCGAGCTTTGAGATCTCCTGGTCGTAGACCTTGAGGATCTCCGAGCCTGCGCCTGCTGCACGCAGCTCGTTCTTCTTTCCAGACAGGAGTTCCTGCGCGCCGTTGATCGCGTCGATCTTGGACTTGACGTCCTCGAGCGGACCGGTCGCGTCCTCGAGCTTCATCATCTCGAGGCGAAGCTTCTTCTGCGCCATTTCGTTGGCGAAGATCGCATCCTCCATCGCGCCCATGCCCTGGATCGGAGCAGAGGCGAAGTCCTGGAGGCGCTGCTTGGCGGCGTCGAGCTGGTCAGAGTAACCCTGGGCTACGTCCTTCAGCTTGTCGAGCTTGTCCTGCTGAACATCGAGCGCAGCGTTAGCCTTGGCGAGTGCGGCTTCCCACTTGTCGACGACCGCCTGCTGCGCATCGACCTGAGCCTTCATCTGCGCTAGCAGACCATTGAGTGAAGTCAGTCGACGACCCAGCTGGTCGAACGCAGCGAGTGCGCCAGGTGCAAACTTGGCGATGTTCGCTCGGTCCGCCGCGTGCTGCATCGAGCCGACGCCACCGGTCAAGCCTGCTACTGCTCGACCGAATGCAGCGATGTCTCGATACGCACCCTTGAGACTTCCGCCGATCGAGCTTGCCGTCGCGAACTGCTTACGAACTTCAGCCATACCGTTCGTGACGTTCTCGACCAGCGAGGGCGAGTGGTGAGCGAAGGGGTTGATGTAGCTGAACCACTCGTAGATCTGCAGCGCAGCATCACGGACGATCCTGGCCACCGCGGTCAGTGCGTTGGCGACACCCTGAGGCAGGAGGTTCCACGCACCGACGATACCCTTGACGAGTCCGTTGCTGGAGTCAGAGAAGTATCCGACGATGTTGTTCCAGACCTGGACGATGTCGTCTCGGAAGTGATAGATGAGTCCGATGACGGCACCGATTGCCAGACCCCACGGTCCCGTGAGGAACCGGAAGATCAGTGGTACGACAGTCCGAAGTCCGGCGACGATCGCGGGGAGTGCGGCCACGAGGGAGCGGACCATCTGCATCCCGATCGCACCGAGTCGCGCTGGCACGGTCTTCATGAATGCCAGGAACCTGGCAGGCGCAGACATCATCGCCAGCCACATGGTGGTCGAAATCGCAACCAGCTGGTATGCCAGTCTCATCCAGAGCCCGGCGAGGAGCGATCCGAGCGACCGGAAGATCGCACCCATCTTCGTGCTCATCAAGGCCCACATCGCGACCAGCCGAGTCTGGAACCCAGCCTGGATCACAACGAGGCGCGCTCCGAGGATCGCCCATACAGCCTGGATGCCTGCGGACGTCGCGGCTGCGATACGGGGGAGCACACCGAACGTCGTCATGAAGGCGACGTACATAGCTCCCCAGATCCGCTCCCACAGCAACCCGGCGCGCATCCAGAGGCCGGTGAGCGGGCCGGTCGCTGTGCCGAGTCGCATGATCCACTGGATCATTCCGCCGATCGCGTCGCCGATCTTACTGCCAACGATGACCGCGACGATCCTGCGGAACTGTGCCTGGAAGATTCCAACGACCGCGCCGAGGTTGAGAAGTACCTGGGCAAGCATCATCCGCAGGGGAGCGACCGATGCCGTGCCGACGAGGAACCATCCGCTGATTGCAAGCTGGATGATGCCTGTCATCATCGCACGGAACACGCCGAGTGCGACGCCGCGAACGTTCAGGATCGAGCTGATCCAAGAAGCGATCGCAACCTGCCAAGCCCCCATTGCACGCATGACTGCCGCGACGCCACTGCCAAACGTGCTGATTCCCTTGCCTGCACTCTTGAGCAGAGACCCGACAGCCTTGAACGGACCGAGCAACCAGAAGAACGCCTTGCCAAGTTCGTAGATCAGCGAGGCGGTCGAGCCGATGTACCTGATCAGTGGACCGACGACGGCGAGCATGAGCGCGCCGAGGATGATGAACTTCTGCAGGTGCGGGTCGAGTCCGGAGAACGCAACTACGAGGTCCCTGATCAGACCAGCGAGGTAGATGATGTAAGGGATCATCGGCTGGATGATGTCAGCCGATGCATTCTGCAGCATCACCCAGATCTGGTTCAACCGCTGCGGGCTAGAGCTCAGTACAGTGTTGAGCTCCTTCTGCATCTGCGTGAAGACCTTGCCGCGGTTGATCGTCGCGTCGAGAGCCTTCTGGTAGTAGCCCGTCGTGCTGTTGAGCTCACGCATGAGCACGTCGAACTTGTTGATCTGCCAACGCGATGCGATCACCGAGGAGGCGACCTGCTTCTGCGAGTCGGACAGACCGTCGAACGTCTTGGCCATGATGAGCAGACGCTCGGTAGCGTTGGCACCTTGCCACGCCATGCTCTTAATGTTCAGGCCCATCTCGTTCATGACCTGCGCCGACTCCTGGGTCGGGCTCATCAGACGCGAGATGATGGTCTTCAGTGCGTTACCAGCCTGGCTGGCCGAACCGGCGGCTGGCGTCATGGCGGCGAGGAATGCAGCGAGATGCCTGATGTCAACACCGGCTTCTCGAGCCACACCCGCCGACCGGGCGAAGCCTTCAATCAGTCCCTGCATGGAGATACCGGTCTGGTTCTCCACCGCGTTCAGTGTCGCGATCGTTTCCGTGAGCTGGTCAGTGCTGAGGGTATACTGACCCTGGATCGCGATGAGTGCTTCGGTTGCCTTCGCTGCGTCCATCGATCCGAGGATCGCGGTCTGCAGTGAGATCTGCACAGACTTGGCGAGGTCTACACCAGACGCTCCAGCCGCAGCCCATGCACCGGCGACCTCAAGAACTTCCTTCTGCTGTACGCCGTAATGATTCGACAGTGCTTCGAACGCATCGCCGAGGGCGTTGAGCTCATTCGAGAAAATCTGCGTGGCCTTCTGTGTGGCCATTTCCTCGGTGAGGTTCTTGTTCTCCTTGCGGAACTGCGCAGCCGCAGCCTGCGTGTCACCGTAGACCTTGGAGACCTGCGTGAACGCCTTCTCGTTGTCCAGCTGGAACTTGGTGGCCGCACCAGCCGCAGCGAGAATCGGAAGGGTAAAGTTGTACTCGATCTGTCGACCGGTCCACTGAATCTGGTTACCCCACTTTGCCAGATTCTGTGTTCGCTTTGGAGACCCGAGATCTGCCGCTCCAGCGGCGGCACCGGCTGCACCCGACTGCTTCTGGAGTGCCGCGACCTGGGTACGGGTCGCCGCGATCTGCGCCTGCATCTGCTGCAGTTGACGCAGCGCCTGCTGAGCAGCAACACGAACCATGATGTTCATGAAACTGTTAATGGCGATACTCCAGACCTTACAGTCCTAGCGGGTCTCGAGTACCCAAGTCCGCTGTAGAATAGAGCACACCCCCGGTGTGGCGCAAGCACCGGGGGTGTGGCTTAACGTCTGTGTCGTACTCCTCCGCGTCGAGGTCGGCTACCGAGACGAGACTGCTTAGCCTCGTCCTTCGCCTTGCGCTCTGCCTCTCGACGCTCATCTTCTTTAGCTTGCGCAGTGAAGATGATTTCGAAGTAGTCCAACAGATCTGGGTTCTGGTTGTAGATTCCGCCGGGCTCGGGGAGGTGATTCCACTTCATAGCCTGACACAGCGAGAACAGTCGAATCACCGGGTGAATCTGGCCGGGTATTTCCTTCCCCTTGACCCAGAGTTCTACTTGGTCCCGGAACCGGCTTTTTCCGCCTCGCGCTCCACGGCCTGGATGCGGACCTCGTTCAGACGGGCGATCTCCTTGTCGATCTCCTCGACGGTCATCTCCGACTGCATCCACGGGTTGGCCATGCGGATCTCGACCTCGAGGTCCTGGATGACCTTCGGGTCACCACGCCGGAGCCACTCGCGGATGAGCTTCGGCGAGAACGTCGCCTCGTCCCAGTTGTCCGGGTCGGCGAGCTCGGCCGGGGAGAGGTCGTCCCTCTTCGGGATGAACATGTACCAGTTGACGACGCTCATCTCGATGAGCGTGTGCCGGTCCGTGACGGGGTCGATGCCCATCTTGGTGTTGCCGGTCTTGTCGAAGGTGATGTCGCGGTTGGTCCGCTGCTGATACTGAGCCTTGAGGCCCTCGTCCTGGGTCTTGAACTCGATCCACTGAACGCCGTCGGGCAGCATCCAGCGCTTGACGTTCTGCGCACCCCAGTAGTTCTGGAACGGGACCTGCTGCTTGGCCGGGTTGCTGGCCTGCGGAATGTCCTGCAAAGTTTCGGTCATGATTCCTTTGACTCTCTTTGGTAGTCGAGATGGATTTGACAGAGGCTGACCGGGCTCCACCTCACTGGAGCCCGGTCAGACCTCCCGCCTGCGGAGGGTCAGGCGATGCTGTCGAGGCCGTTGTAGACCTCGACCGTCGCGATCGGAGTCCCTGCGACCGGACGGACTGCGCGCCACGAAACATCGTTCTCGATGATGTCGTCACCGGACGGCTCCAGGCCGTACGGCTCGAGGATGATGTTCGGGATCGTGATCTTGAGCCGACGCTTGATCAGCGGCGTGGAACCCGCGATGTCCTCGTAGGTCGCCGCGTCGATGATGAGCGCCTGCTTCGAGGACAGACCGCCAGCCTCAGTCGCCGCCGCCGCGCCGAAGGTGGCACGACGCCAGTCGGCGCTGCTGGTCGGGCGCAGGCTGAACGACCCGGAGATCTCACGCGACTTCGCCGTGAGGTCACCGATGTAGAACGAGCCCAGCCGGAAGTCGTCGTCCTCGAAGTTGTTGTTCAGGTCGAACCCGAACGACTTCGCCGGAAGACCCACGCCACCGAGGGTGACGAGAATGTTCGTACCGACGATGAGGTTCGTGTCGTCCCAGCTGGGAGTCGCTGTCGGCGTCGCACCCGCCACACCCTTCTTGCCGATGAGACCGGCGGTACCCATGAGGTAGCCGTTGGCCTCGGCTTCGAGGTGGAAGGTGTTGACGACGCAGTCGTTGTAGTTGAACGTCTCCAGCCCGGAGCCGATCTTCTCCTCGATCGACAGGATCGGCAGCGTGGCCGAGTCGAGCGGGGTGATCGTGTGCTTCCAGGCGCCGGTGCCCTGAACCGCCGTGGCCGACGAGCCGAACGCCGCCTTCAGCAGGGTCGTGATCGACTCCAGGCGAGCGTAGAACTCGTAGTCACCGGCCCAGGAGATGCCGCCGAGGTAGGCGTCCACCGTGTCGCGACCGCCGCCGATCTCCGGGTCAGTGACCAGGAGCTCCCGGTTCGGAACCAGCGAGCCACCGCGCAACTTCATCGCGATGTGCTCGGCAGCGAAGTCCGCAGCGAACACGTCGGGGGTGGTCTGAGTGCGGAACAGTACCTGTCCTGCCTGGCTGCTGTCGCCCATCAGCTGTTACCCCCGTTCTTGTTCTCGGTGTTCTTGTTGTCGGTCGTCGTGGTCGTCGTCGGCTGGGTCGGCGGCGTCTTGGCCGCCTCCTTCGCCGCGTCGGACTTGGCGTTGACGGAGGCGACGAGCGCGTCGGCGGCAGCCTTCGCGTTGTCGACCTCCTTGTTGTGGACGTCGATCAGGGGCTGAGCGCCCGAGTCGACGGTCTTGTTCGCCGCCTCAGCGGTGGCGAGCTGTACCTCAAGCTTCGCGGCTTCAGCATCGAGACGAGCGGCCTCGATCTCGTTGCTCTTCTCGCGAACCTGGGTTTCCCGAGTGCCATTGGCTTCCTCGAGCTTGGCGCGCAGTTCGGCAACGTACTCCTGCCGCTCCTGCAGCTCCTCGTCACTCACACCCATCAGGTCGTCTCCGTCTCGATGAAGAATTCCAGGTTGGACAGATACACCCACGTGCCAGCGAGCTCGTTCGAGAAGAACCGCTGCTGCTGAACTCCCCAGCGCTTGACTCGCTCAGTGACTCCGAGGTCCGTAACCACCAACTGTGGGAAGGCTATCCTCAATGCGGCGTCCCTGTAAAGCACGTTGCGCGTACGTGTCGCAAACACCGAGTGCTTCGCTGCTCCTCGCTCCCGATCACCGTCCTTAATGTAGTTCTGAATCATGACGAGGTACCTGTTGAGTGTGGCCTCAGCCGGTGACCGACCGAGAAACTCATACGAGTCCTCGACCGGAGTCCACAGGGCTGGGTAGATGCCTATGGACTCCGAGCGGTCCTCTCTAGTGAGAGGCCGAAGATGAATTGCGGTCGCCTCTTCGTCAAGCACAGGGTCGACCCACAACTGCTTGAATCGTCCAGCCAAGAGGCTGACGCAGTTGTTCGGGAAGGCAACCTCATCGCCCGTGATCATGCTGCCCCCTCGATGAATACCTTGAGTGCCTGCATCGTGAAGGCCATGTCTGCAGCGCCGACGCCTAGGACCGGACGAGCCGGAGTCTTAGGCTTAGCCTTTCCTCCCTGCGCCGTCCGGACCTTCTCCTCGAGTGGTCCGGTCGGCGGATTGTTCGGGTAGATGAGTAAGGCTGCGTCTGCGGCAGTGACAATTCCAGAATCGGCGTTGGTGATGTACTCCTCCAAGTCGCCGGATCGCTTGTTGATCGGGTGGTCCGGCCCGACTCCCCAGGGACCATTGGCACGAAACTCCTGAGTGCTTGGCGCAAGCGGTGCCCACTTGCCGACGACCTCGTCGCCTTCATTCAAGAACCTGTTCTCGGCTCGCTCCTTGATCCACGGCAAGACAGTGCCAGTGAGGAAAAGAGAGAGGCCAATTGGACTGAGTGCAGTCTCCAACTTCTGGAGAGTCATCTCAAGATCACGAGTCTCGATCGTGATTTCGAGGGCAGGTGTGGTCACCGGGTACCACCGTATGCCTCGTTGATCCTGACGGAAGTGTCACCGTTCAGTGGGTTGAACCTGTCGTAGAACGACTGCACGAGGCTGTAACTGTCCTCGTTCTTGATCGCCGGTCCACTGAAGTTCTCGCCGTCAGGGTTCACGACATCGTCGATTCGTTCTGCACCAGCAAGCACGATCTCGCCAGCCGCAATCTTCTCAAGGAGGTCCATGGCCTCCTTGACAAGGGCGCGTCCGTAGGCGTGCAAGTCGGACGACTCGCTAGCGGTCGCAATGTCGAGAAGAATGCGACCGCTAGCGAGGAGTCGGTTGATGCGCTTCAGCATCAGAGTCGTAGGCCGGTTGGCTGGGGTGTCGGCGACCTCGATCGGAGTCACGTAGATGTGACCGAGATGCGAGTCAATGTCCTCAGCCGCCATGTTGACGAACTGAGAACCGTCGCCCATGTACCGCGGCAAGTCGAGGTCTCCCTTGAGAAGATCCTCGAGTCCGCAGTAGACACCCGGGTCAAGCGGCACGATTGACTCCTAGCTCTTCTTCGGAGCCGCCGCAGCCTTCGCGGTCGGCTGGCTGGTCGTGGTGGCACCACCGGCGGTCTGCGTCTTCTGCTCCTCGGCAGCCTTGCCGGTCGGCGTCGAAGCGTTCTCGCCGGTCGCCGCCTCGGGGTCGGCCACGAGCGGGTCGTTCTCGGGGTCGACGATCGGGAGCGGGCTCTCGTCGTCGAACTTCGCCACGTTCTTCTCGTGACCCGCCTGCTTGAAGACCTCGGCCTCCGCGCCCTCGTCAGCACGGATCGGCCGCTCGGTCTCGTTGGCCGCGTTCTGGTAGACCGGGTCCACGCCGACGTAGCCGCCTCGATCGAACGGAGTCACGCCGGGGTCGTTCGGCTGAACGAGCTGCGACGGAGGCACGTAACCCTCGGCCTGCCGAGCCTCGAGGTCCAGCTGCGAGGTCGGCTTCTCGTACTGCGCTTCCTTCTTCTCTTCCGCCATGATTCCCTTCCTTGAATCAGGTCATGCGATACAGGGACACTGCGACCGAGGGTGCCAACGGGCCTATCCTCTTGGTCGCAGTGTCCCCTACCCGTCGCCGATCAGGACGGGAGAACGACGTCGATCGCGAAGCTGTACTCCATGTAGGGGAAGACCGGGAACGCCTTGACGCCGTTGCCCATGTCCTGACCCCACGGGTCGATCGTGGACCGCTCCCACTCGTAGAACCCGGACTGCCAGTTGCCCTCCGGGTGCGGAGCGGTGAGGGTCTTGCCGAAGCCCAGCGCGGTGCCGTCGATGTCCGACATGTCCGCCTCACGGGGGAGGAAGACGAGTCGGTTCTCCGGCCAGAACCGGGTGTTCGTGATCACGGACGAGCCGATCGGGCGAGTACGGTAGACCGCGTCCGCCTCGATGAAGGTCAGGTCCGTGTTCCGCTGGACCAGCGCCCGCGCCGCCTCCGGACCCCACCCGTCGAGCAGGTAGAGCGGGTCGGGCGCAGACTGCGTCGCCGCAGCCGTCGAGGCGAAGCCGAGACCAGCGCGCTGGATGAACTTCTCGGAGTTGATGAAGGTGTTGAACGCACGCTTCGATCCGATGACTCGGTCCATGTGGACACCGTAGGTGTCGAACATGAACTCGGACACGCCGAGGAAGGTCCGGTACGGGTCGAAGTCGACGCCGGAGATGTCCCAGACGCCGTCCGTGATGTCCGTCTTGTACTTCGCCGGAACGTCGTTCGCGGCGTTGCCCGCCTGCTGGTTGGCAGGACGACCGTAGTCCACGGCGAACTTGATCTTGCCGTCGTCGTAGACGATCGTGCCGTTGGCCAGCGCATCGAGGATCAGCTTCTCGATCCGGTTGTCGAGCTTGCGCCGACGCAGGTTCCGGTCGCGGCTGATCTTCCCGGCCCAGTCCTCCGTCGCCGACTGCGCGAACAGGGGAAGCTGGCCGCTGTTCAGCTGCTCGACCATGCGGGCGAGGTCACGCGCACGGTTCACGTCGGACGCGGTGTAGTGGTCCTTGAGGGACCAGTCGATCACCGACGCACGACCCTGGCCCATCGCGTTCTCGTCCTTCTGGGCGAGTTCCGCTTCCGCCGTCTCCGCCCGAGCCGGGGCGAGACCATCGGTGAGACCACCGAGGTAGCTGAAGACGACGTCGTCCGTGGGAACCTCGAGCCAGGGCACGAGCTGCAGGCCGATGTGGTCCTGCGGCGGCTCCTTGGCGCGGATGATCCCGAGGGACGTCTCCTTGCGTACGAGGCGGTCCTGGCCGATCGCGCTTGCGAACTGGCCGGACGGCCCGCCAGGCTGACCGCCCATGCCGCTGGCGGCGAGCGCGGCGTTGAATGCAGTTCCGGTGCTCAAAGGATTCACCCCTCTCAGTGGAAGTGGACGTCCATGCCCTTGACGCCACGCATGGCGTCGGCAGTGGTGTTGGTCAGTGCGATGCGGACACCGGCGGCGTCACGCTCGAAGCACCAGGCCTGGACGGCAGTCGCGTCGTAGACGGCGGCGACGTCGCAGTCGTGCTCCATGGTCTGCCACGGGAGCCAGTCCCGCATGAGGCCGACGATGTTGGTCAGGGTCTGGCGACCATCGGTCGCGCCAGCCTGGAAGGGACCGACCTTGCCAGCGTCCGGACCGGACGTGATCTTGGCCAGCACCTCGCCGGGCTGAACAACCTTCTGGCCCGTGACTCCGTTGATGGTCTCCGTCGGCACGGTCGCGGCGGCGAGCGTGTAGCTCTCCGTCTTGACGTCCTGCGTCGAGCGCAGGAAGTTGTTCTTGCCGAACGGAGCCCACGCCGGGCTCGGGCCCTTGGTGAAGCTAGGCATCTAGCTGCTCCTTCAGGACTGGGTGGTGGACTGCGCGGTGAGCTGCTGGAGTTCCTTCCAGGCGTCCAGCTTCTCGAGCCGCTCCTGGGTGTAGCCGCTGCGCCGGAAGTCCGCGACGATCTCGTTGAGAACCGAGATGCGGTACTCCCGCTGCTGCTGGTCCGCCTGGACCTGCGGCTGGCCGTTCGTGTCACCCGGCTGGGCCCCGTGCTGCTGGAACAGCTGCTGCGGCGGCGTACCAGTCGACGAGGGGGCCGACGCGGTGAACGCGGCGGACCACTTGGCGAAGGCGCTGTCGCTCATCTCCAGTGCAGCCTCGGTGAGGCTCGGGATCTGCGACGCGAGGATGATCGGGTTCTGGCCCTCGGCCAGCCCCTTCACGAAGTCCTCGCGGTGGGACTTGATCATGTTCTGCCGGTAGCCCTCGAGCGAGTCGATGTGAGCCTGCGCCGACATGAACGCCTGCAGCTGCACGCCGGACAGTCCCGCGATCGGGATGCCTGCGGACGGCTGGCCGTTCAGCTTGAAGACGAACATCGTGCCGCCCTTGGTGTGGTCGGCCGCGTCGCCCTCGGTGCCGGTGGTCGAGCCGGTCTCGGCGCTCGAGGCGGCCGGGTTCTGCTCGGTCGGCGGGGTCTGGTTCTGCTGTACCTGCTGACCCTCGGTGGAGGTGCCACCGGTCTGCTGGGTCTGCTGGGTCGGCTGGGTCTGGCCCTCGCCGGTACCCGACGTACCCTGCTGGGCAGGGCCGTTGTTGTTCTGGTCACCCACGGCGGGGGCCTCCTTGTCGTTCTCGAACATGAGACTGAATTGCTTGTTGTTCTTGGAGAACTCGCGCAGACCCTCGACGGCCGAGAAGTCCACGTATGCAACTCCCGAGTACACCGGCCAAAGCTCCATCTCGTCGTTGGTGACGTAGCTGGAGATCTCGGCCGACAGGTTCCTCCACAGCCCGGAGTCGATCTTCTCCTGCGCGTCCTTGTCGAGGATCTCGAAGTCCGCGTCGAGGTAGGTGTACTCCTTGCCGTCGATCGGGTTGGCACGCTTCTCGGTGACGAGGTTGGTGTGCCAGCCGATCAGGCTGTCCATCGGATCGGACAAGAACCCGCCGTGCCCCTTGCGGACGGGGACGGACTCGAGGATCTTGCGATCGCGAAGCAGGTTCCAGTGGTTAACCATCTGCTGCATGTGGATGTCGTCCCACGTGTGCTGATAGCCCATCGAGTCGCGGAACGTACCCGACCGGAAGACTGGAACCTTCTGGAGAATGAGGGCGGTTGTGCCGTCACTCTTCTGCTTCTTGAACTTGTTGACTCCGGGTGCGCCGAAATCGACCATGCTGAACAGCGCGACGTTGCGCCGCGCTTCAGGGGTCAGGGTCGTGGTACTCATGTCAGTGACAGATCCTAGGGGTCGGCCCCGGCGTGGGGCAAGCACCGTCGATCATCCCGCCTCCGCTTCCGGTACAGGATTCGACTCTTCTACTAGCTTTGCCGCTCGTCCGCGGATGATGACTCGGCACCACCTCTTGCATTCGCGGCACTGGAGCTTTACTACACCTCCCTCAACTACCATGTGACCGAAGATTCGATTCTGTTTCCAGATCTTGACGCGCACATAAGGTCGCCCGTTCTCGACACCATAGGTAGCGAGAACGGGTCGACGCCTGCACTGCTCGCACCGAAGCTCATGCTCGGTGAGCCTCGGGTCTCTCATGCCGCGACGCTCGCCTCGGCGTTGACGAGGTTGTTGAAGATGCGAAGGTAGGAGTCCGCGCTAGGAAGATCGGACGCACTGTTGCCGAGGTTGTCGGCGATCATCTCCATGCGACGGTACAGCGCCTCAGTCTCCGAGACAGGATCCTTGACGCCCGCCTCTCGCATGGCGATCTCCATGCGCTTCTTGAATCCGAACTCGGGCTTGAAGCCCTGAAGCGTCCCGGACTTGTGAGCCTTGCGGATCTGCGGGGCGATGCGATCGGTGATGAGCTTCATAGTCGAGCGAACCGAGTCGCCGCCGAGAGCGCCGTCGCCGTCCGCCGTGTCGTCCGCCTCGCCGGTGCGGTCGGCACTGTCACCCGTGTTGTCGGGCTTGGTGACCGTCTCGAACTCCTGGAAGGTGAGGCCCGCGATCTCGCTGAGCTCCTGAACGCTCGGGCGAGCATGACCCTGCTTCATCATCTCCGACACGATCGTCCTCAGGAGCTCGGTGTTGACCTTGCCCATCTTGGAGAACTTGATCTTCGGCCGAGGAGCGTTGACGCCGAAGTTCCAGTTGGTGATCGGAGACAGAATGTACTTGTTGATGTACCGAGCCCAGTCTCCACAGATCGCATTGAGCATCCAGAGGTACACCTGCGTGTGCCCAACTCCGAGGTTGTAGGACCCAACGTCGGCAGTACGCATCATCAGGATCGGGGTGAAGAGCGCAAGGCTCATCTCCTCGTCGAGCCTGGTCATGTACCGCTCGAAGTCTGCGCCACGCATCTGCGACTCGAGGTACTCGATCTGGTAGTCGTACTGAGGCTGCTGCTCCTGGCCGAACGGCGTACGCTCGTGAGGCAGAACCACGGTGGACCGGTTGCGCAGCTGGGTAAGCAGCAGCTGCATCAGCTGGTTACCCTTCATGGTCTCGCCGCCGATGGTGATCTCGTCTTCGTATGGGGCTCGACCAACGGGCGTCGGCTCGCCGTAGCGCTCGTAGTACCTGTTGGCGAACAGGTGGAGAAGGATCGAGAAGAACCAGGACTGGAATGCAGGCCGTAGAAGCTTCTTGCCGTAGTAGTCACCGTTCTCCATCAGGAGCGGATACCAGAAGCTGTTGTCCACCGGGATCGGCTTCGGTGCGCCGTACTGGACGATGCCGTCGTAGACCTTGAAGGTTGGCGCGACCTTAGACTGCGGATCGACGTCGCCCTTGACCTCTTTCCACTTGACCTTGCAGTCCTCGGGGATGAGGTCCTTGACCTTGTCGAGGACAACCTGCTGACCCTGAACGTCGTTCTCCCACTGCAGAATGTTCGGGGAGTATCCAGCCCAGAAGGACTGGCTCATCGCGCGAACCAGTGGAGACCAGATGTCCTGCAACTGCTCCTCGGCCCGGTCGGCGATCTTCTTCGGGCCGTCAACATCGATGTGCCACTCCATCTGATGCATCATGAAGGTCAAGATGGACAGCGAGGAGTTGATCTGGTAGTGATCCTTCATCTGCCGGAAGTCAGCCATGGTGAGCCGCGACAGGTCGAAGGTGATTGCGCCACCTCCGGGGAGCGTCATGATGCTGACGTTGTCGCCAGCCCAGACGCCGAACTGCTCCCCCATCTTCGGAGGCTTCGCCTTCTTGTACTGCGAAGACGACAACGGCTTGCCGTGCTTGTCTACGAGCATTACCTGTGATTCCTTCCCGGTGGCTGGAGGCCCTTCGGAATCGACATCACACCCAACAGAGTCGAAGACGGGGGAACGGGAGCACTGAGCCCCAAGCCACCGCTTGCTGAGTCCTGGGTGAAGGGTCGGTCGGAAAGTCCTTCCATCTCCTTCTTGAGACGAGCCTCGAACTCCTCATCCGACAGGAGCTCACGATTCTTCGAAGACCGTACACCGCGACGATACGTCCTGTCACCCATGAGCGTCGCGACCACGCCCGCCAAGCAGTCGGCTACGTCCTTGCTCCCCTTGACTGGGTGGTCGATCTTCTTGTCGCCGTCCTCCAACTCGGAGAGTTCCTTGAAGGTGATCTCGATCGGCTTGTCGTCGCCGACGTTGAGGTAGGTCATGTACTTGGGGAACTCGATCCGGCGCTCGTAGAGTGCGTCACGGAGATCCTCGTACGGACCCTTGCTCTTGTCGATCGACAGATAGTCGGCAGCGATCTTCCGCTTGCGCAACTGCTGCTCGGTGTCCTTGGACTGGAAGCCGTCCATCGTGACCGAAGAGATCTTGAAGCCACGCTCATTCTTGAGCTCGTAGATCACCTGACGGATATCTCCGATCATGATCTCCTGGCCCGGCGCGGCGCGAAACCGCATGATGCAGTCGATCGTGATATACGGCTTCTCCTCTCCGTCGATGTCCACGATACTGGAGACGTGGCCCATGGCGAAGCCAGCCGCGTCGCCGTCGCCGGAGTACCCGATGTCGATGTGGCAAGTGCGCCGAATGGAATCCAGCGCCTTGAACCACTCGTGGATCTTCGGACGCTGAGGGTTCTCGTCCACCGGTGAGCCGACCTCGGGGTAGTGCTCGTGCCAGCGATCGCGCGCCTCTTCGATGCGGTACGTCAGTGAGATGAAGGTCGAGTGCGCCGCGGGCGGGATACCGGCAAGGTCTCGGAGAGACTTCTCCGGATTGTTCCGGAAGCCCTTTTCGTAGACCTTGGGAATCTCCATGATGTGCTCTGGATACCCCAGGAGTTCCGCCGCTTCCTTGGTGACGATCTCCTTGCGCTTCCGGTCATACCAGAAGGATATCCGATTGCCGTCAGCGTCGGTGAACTTCTGCCAGCCAAGCGACTCCCAGATCGTCATACGCACTGTGTACGACTCTTCCGGATCAGCCTGAAGCTCGTCGTACTTCGCCTTAGCAAAGCCGGTCGCGGACTTCATCTGTCCGATCGTCAGCAGGAACCCGCGGTCCTGGAAACGAGAGTCGACACGTCGGTCGATGGTATCCCAGCCGACGTCTGCGTAGTCCTTCTCCTTGGTCTTCTTGTGCGAGTCCGCTTCATCGAGGATGCCGCCGAGAATGTTGTAACCCTCGAACGCCGTCTCGAGCGATGACCCCGGCAGAACCCAGATGTCTTTCTCGAACCGGATCTGCTTGGTGAACTTCGGGTCCATCGGGAACTTCTCGGTGAACCACTGACAGTGCTCGATGCGAGCCTTGATGTCACCGAAGACAGTCTCGACGGCTTGATCCTCAGACGTAGACATCTGCATGAAGGCGATGCGCGACCCAGGCATGAGGTCGTAGTAATCCTGCGGGTCACGCAAGCACAGAATCCAGTGAGCCATGTACGGGATGACGATCGAAGCCAGCGTGGTCTTGCCGATGCCGATAGCTCCGGTGAACATTCCGTACCGATACTTGGCGATTCGGTTCGGGTTGACCTCCTCGCCGAAGATGTCGATGAGGACCTGCTTGACTCCGGCCCGCACCTTGGACTCCACATCGAGATATCCTTCTCCAAGGAATTCTCTAATGGATGCGGGCTTTTCGTCGAACCACGGGTGTTGTTGTAGCCACGCAAGCTCAGCGGCAATGCGAGCCGGATCGTGAGCCGTCATCATTCATCACGACTCGCAAGCACCGTGCCCTCGATCGCCTTGGGCTTCTCGACTCCACCGGCCATGTCGGACAGGACACCCTGGACCATCTCGGGGGTGATCCTGTCGCGAGGGATTCCCTGCGCCTCGAGCGCACGGACGATACTGCTCGTGATCTGAGCGGGCGAAGAGTTGGTCACGACCTGCGCGTTGCCGCCGACGTTGACCTGTACCTTGGCACCGCCGCGCAAGTTGGGGTCGACGAGCTTTGCCAGCTGCACGCCCTGGTTGAACAGCTGGTTGATGATCTTGG